GGAGGGTTCTGCAAAAATTATCTCCCTTATTGCCAGGGACGAGAACCAACACCTCGCTATCACCCAAAACATTTTGAACAAGTGGAAGCAGGGTGATGATCCTGAAATGAAGCAAATCATGAAGGAAGAGGAAGAGTGGACTTATAAGATGTTTGATCGTGCAGTCAACGAAGAGAAGCGTTGGGCTGACTACTTGTTTAAGGATGGATCTATGATTGGTCTGAATGACAAACTGCTTCAGCAGTATGTTGAGTGGGTTGCTAATCGTCGTCTCAAGGCAATTGGTTTGAAACCTCAGTATGACATTGCTGCATCTGCTAACCCACTGCCATGGACGCAACACTGGATCTCCTCTAAGGGTCTCCAGGTAGCACCACAGGAGACAGAAGTAGAGTCTTATGTTGTTGGCGGTATCAAGCAAGATGTGAAAAAGGACACATTCAGTGGTTTCCAACTCTAATTTTTGCTTAAATAGGGGGAGTGTAATCTCCCCGTATGCCTAAGAACGAATTGAATAAAGAAGAATTAAAGGTTCGTATTTACAAATTAAAAAATACAGTAGATAATGAACCCAATACTGTGTGGCAAGGAGAAAAAGACCTAGCACATAAATACCTCAACCGGGTATTGGACATTTTGGATGAGTATAGATATTGATTATGAAAATCCTTGGATTTACATGGAACGAATTTTTAATTCTGATGATGTTGGGGATTACTATGGTTTTGTTTATAACATTACCAATCTCACGAACCAACGACAGTACATTGGGAGAAAGTATTTTTGGTCTCATCGAAAACCTCCAGGAAAAAAACGACGAGTAAAAAAAGAATCAGATTGGAAAAAGTATTATGGGTCTTGTCCAGAACTTAAAGAAGACATTGAACGATTGGGGAGACAAAATTTTAGTAGAACTATCCTCAGCTTACATAAAACAGCTGGCAAAACAAACTTTGAAGAAACAAGACAACTCTTCATCCACGGAGTCCTCACCGAATCCCTTGACACGGGAGGACCTGCCTACTACAATAGCAACATCCTCAGCAGGTACTTCCGAAAAGACTACTATGATGGAGACTGAAGAACTGGTTGCCGACATTCGACAATGGGCATCAGACAAAGTTCAAGAATACAACAACAAAGGAATTGAAAGAATTTATGATCAAATGGCAATTATGGCAGAGTTTGACGAATGGTTTGATCCAGCACCGGATCTAGAAGTTATCTCACTTGACGAAATCTCAGAAGAGGAGTATGATAACTTTGTTGATGGCATCGAGAGAGCGTAATCAACTGCGGTGATTCCCTTGGTAGTTCAGAATCAGCGGCGATAGGAACTACCACTTGACTCGCTAGCTCAGATGGATAGAGCAACTGCCTTCTAAGCAGTCGGTCGAAGGTTCGAGTCCTTCGCGAGTCGCCTTGCGGGTGTGGTGTAGCGGTAACATGCGAGCCTTCCAAGCTCTTGTCACGAGTTCGATCCTCGTCACCCGCTTGTCCTTTTTATACTATGGACCCAGTTAAAATCTTACTTCTACTATCTGAATTAGAAGGCAGTTCTGCTCACTTGGGCAACTTGGGTTTTGAAGAGGACAAAGAAGTTCTTAATGAGATGAAGGGTAGGTACTACAAACTATACTTTAAACTCTGTAAAGAACAAGGGAGAAATCCCTACGGATAATCCTCAGTAGCTCAGCGGCAGAGCCGACGACTGTTAATCGTCTGGTCGTAGGTTCAAATCCTACCTGGGGAGCCTGCTTGATTAACTCAGCGGTAGAGTGACTCCTTTACACGGAGTAGGTCGGCGGTTCGATCCCGTCATCAAGCATTCTCATAGGAGGACCATGACCAATGATTACTATCAGATGCAGAGAATGCAGAACAGAACTAACAAGTACTAGTAAAGTTCAGTTCTGTGGTTGCCCCAATCAAATGAGTATTGTAGGCAATAAAATTGGTGCCAAAGACTTGGACAGAGTTGTTATGGTATCTAACAATGTGGAGAGAAAGATTGATAGTCATTTCTCTGCACAAGAACTCTCTTATCAAGAGGAGAGACGTAGACGTAAAGTCAGACGATTGGACTTTGAGGTCCGATAAATTGGAAGAGTGGTCGAGTGGTTTATGGCACTGGTCTTGAAAACCAGCGAGGGTGCAAGTCCTCCGTGGGTTCAAATCCCACCTCTTCCGTTATAGTTTCCTTATATTTAATCTTTTTGTAACAGTTTGATACACTAGATAGAGTGTAGGCAATCTTTCTACCAATCATGCATCCAGACGAACTGGCAAACTGGCAAATCATCAAAGAGAAATTTGAGGAAAACGGCACAACAGACAACTACTTTTACAAGCGAGCTTGTGCTATAGTAGGGGGACTACCGGACCCTATGAGTAATCTGCCAAATGTCTCACAGGATGAATGAAATAAAACCTGCACACTACATCACAAAAGAAGAGTGTCAGGAAATGATAGACGAAGCAATTCGTCAACATAATCGCAATGCCTCGATCATAAGCATGACTCTTGGCATTGTATTCTTGGCACTTTTTGCGGATGGATTTTTTCGTGTCATTGGAATGATACCACCATTTATGGGAATCGATGTAAACATTCTTCATGAAGTTATAGATAGAGTGAAGGAGGAAGTCTTCCGAGTATTACCATCATGAAACCATTAGTCCTAATTGCTTGTTTATCTCCAATAGCAATAATATGGATAGTGATGAAATTAAGTTTACTTTTATTCTCAGCGAATGACGAACGAAGGTATGTCAAAGCAGAATCCAGAAAACCACACGGACCCTACGTGGCAAATGCATATGCAGATGTTGACGAAGAGGATGAAGAGTATGGAGATCGCACAGACTATCGATGAAGCCTTGTATCAATATTATGTTGTAGAGCAGGGTAAAGAAGTTCCCAACTGGCGTTATATAAAAGACCAGGATTGGTGGATAGAATATCTTAAGAGTTTGGGTATTGACCCTAGCAACCCGTAGTGTTATAATAAACAAGTAAAGGCCTTGGCATCCGACCTGGCTCACATCTCCGAGAGAAAAAAAGAATCGGAACACCAACCCATGTGAGAGAGAAGTGGGATCCTTCTCGGTGCCCGTCAGTGTATTCTGCAGGATATCACTGACGCATTATTTACGGGGCGTAGCTCAGTTTGGTAGAGCACTCGCTTTGGGAGCGAGTGGCCGTAGGTTCAAATCCTATCGCCCCGATTGTCTTATACATAATGGCAAGATGCATTTTTATTCAGTGGAATACTGGCAAAAAAATTGGGAAGAGTTGATGGAAAAAGTGGAAGGTGGAGAGCATATAGGTATAGAAAATGATAAAGGAGAAAGAGCAGTAATGTTACCGGCGGATGATGAACTCATACGCATATACACTGAACATAACGAAGCCTCTTGAGGGACTGTCGCCTAACGGTTAAGGCCCACTGCTTATAACGGTGTGACCTGGGTTCAACTCCCAGCAGTCCTACCGGGGGATTAGCAATCTGGTGAATGCACCGAACTCATAATTCGGCTAAGGTGGGTTCGATCCCCTCATCCCCCATTGACAGTCTTGACACAGAACTGTCAATCCTCTATAATACTAAGGTCAACAATCAAGACAATGACACTGACTAGTAAGTTCAAGAAAGATCTCCAAACTCTTCGTGGAGCAGTAAATGGTGACTTCTTCCTGGATGTGAAGAATCCGAAACTTCTCAAAAAGGTTCGTCGTTATTATGAAAACAATGGATTTGTTTTTTCTGGTGACCCTCTTGACGATTATGAAATTCTGATGGAGCAGGTTGCTATTGATCTTGAGACTGTGGAGGCAAAGTGAAGATTCTTCTAGAACGCTTCCCTTATCGTTATGTTGAGTCTGGTACACTAGAAAATGGTATGCCAGACTATCGTATTCAAAAAGCACACGAGTACACCAAGCGTTACTCTGACATGTATCTCCTTGATAACCAAATGCAACTTTTGACTGCCATGGATGATTTTGAATACACCAAATGGTTAGACCCTGCAGGTGTCCCTTGCTATATAAAAGACAC